AACATTATGGTAAAACATATAAGCAAGGATTTACATATGAGTTTGTAGTTAATATAAATGGAAAACCCAAAAAGATAAAATCGAGTATAGATTTAGATAAACTTTTAGAGTTTAGAGATAAATGGATTGAAGAAAATAATTATTATTGTTAATTAAATAAAAAAAATAATATTAAAATATGCCACCAAAAATTCAAACTGTTGATATTGGAGGAAGGAAATTTAAAGCCCGTGAAGGAGCTTTGAGAAAGCAATTACAAGTTCCTGAATCATATAAATTTACAAAATCTGATTTAGAAAAAATTAAAAATGTGGAAGATGGAAAAAATTTTAAATTCTTAGGAAAAGAATTTGTAATGACTAGATTACTAAAAAAACGAGCAACACTTGCTATAGTTCTTATGAGAGGAAATCGATAATTATTTTAATTTATATAATCAATCATTATATAAAATGTTCACATGTCCAATATGCGAAGAGATAATATTTACAACTAAATTATGTAAAGACTGTGAAAGAATAAGACAATTGACGAAGATATATAGTCGTGATAAAGTGATAGAAGTCCTCAATAAAATATTAGTTATTAAACAATTTGCAGCAAAAGAAAGTGAAGTAGATTAATATTTACCGCCCTTACGCTTGAGTTTAAAGTCTTTGAATATTTTATGGGGTTTAGGTTTAGGCTTTTCTTTTTCTTTTATTAATTTTTCTGCTTTTTGTTCCATCTTATTTAGATTTGTAGGTTTCTCAAAATCATCATCGCGATACACTTCCATTTTTTTTATTTTAATTAATTTATAATTAAAAACATGTCTTTGATACTAACGGAAAGTGGACAAAATCAAAACCCTAGTTTTTACCGAAACAATTATAAGGATGGTATTCTTATGAAAGCAGGAACTGAAATATCTTTAGTTTCGCTTTCATTCAATAAAGATCCAACGTATAATATAGTAGCAGGGTCAAATGATAAATTTAGATGGATTATTGGAGATACTCCCGACTTTTCATTACACGAAATAACTGTTCCACCAGGAAGCTATTCTGGACCAGATCTTGCTGACGAATTAAAACGACTTTTGGATGAAAGCACTGTTTTATCACAATATTTATGGACTGTTGGTTTTGATAGAACAGGGTTAGAAGGATCAGGATCTTTTACTATTTCTTACACACAACAAGAGGCACCTGACTTCAACGAAAATAGTTTATCACAAGAATCAGGTAGTTCAACGATGACTTTTCCAACTAATGGAACAACTGATTTAACTGTTGATGGTGTTGAAGGAACCAATAACATTATAGACGATGTTCCAATAACTTCGTCTGATAACATTATTACAACTGATAGAGGAATTTTTTCAAATGGAGGTAGTGTTGATTTTAAACTTTTACCAACAGATGGATATCCTCTTTCTAGTTTTGTTGCTGGATTAATCAGTGGGGCTGGACCTGATATTGAAATTAATGACAATGGAGTTTTATCGACATGGACTATAACTACAGCAACTGGTACACCAGCAACTGCTGGTTGGAATTTTCAATTAGATGATGGTGCTGGAAGTTATAAATTTTTATATTATTTACCTACTGATGAAGGAGATATTAAACAATCTATAACTACAGCAACACCAGTTTCTTTTAGTGATGATCCAACAATAGCATCTAATTGGGACGTTGAATATTTATATAATGATACTACTGAGGATTTACGTGATTCTACAGCAGGTGATAGAACAACATCACAACCATTAAATACAGGTATTGTTTTATCTAAATGGAATGGAGCATCTGTTGTTCCAATGGGATTGATAAAAGCTTTTGTTGGTTATGGTCAGAATAAATTTGGATATGTTAGAAATGATATTTATCAAGCAGGAACTATTGAACCTCAGCAAAATGATGGTTTTGATACAATGTTAAATGTTAAAGATAATACTGATAAAACAGGTATATTATTTAGTTTATCTCAGATGATTCAAAATACAACTATAGATTATCCTAATGCAGGCTGGAGAGGTAGTTCTAAATTCGTTTTTCAAGATAAAACACCAAGTACATTGGATACAATAAATACTGACCCAACACCAACTAATTGGAGTACTTTTACATACGGAGCAGATTCGATTGGTGTAAGAATAGAGGTAGATAGAAGTCTTAGCACAACTGTTTCGATTTATCATGATGATGCCGGAGATGATGATGTATATGAATTACAAGCGATAGCATTTTCTGGAAGAGGAGATTATTCATTTAACTTAAAAGAATTTATGTTTCCGTTAAGAGGTTGTATGTCAGTTGGAGCAGGAGGTAGATATCAAGCTAAACTTATAGAAGTTGATGGTGTTTTTGATGATTCGGTTCGTGGAAATAGTTCATTAGTTAATGATAATGTTTTACCTGCTGGAGTTGTATTATCTGACGAGCAACCAGCACAATTTGTTATGGGACCCTTAAACTCAACTGATATCGGTCCAAACGCAGGACAGGTTAAAACAGAAGATGCACCAGTTCCTCTAACTAAATTTAATATAAATTCAACATTAGGTGTTAAAAAATTGTATACATTTCCTGAAGGAGAAATTGGTCATTCATTTAGTTCTGATCAAAAAGTTGTTTTATCTATAAGAGAAGAAGCATTGATTGTAGAATTGTTAGATTTTAATATTCAAGGTTATAATGGAGGTAATGGGGATACTTTGAAAATTGTGGCTGTATGTCCTCGAGAAGAATTATCAACAAATACTTCTAATGGAACAATTAATTATTATGCCAAATTTCCAATTTATGTAGATCTCAATCTTATTAACGATCAAAGGGTATATGATCTAAATGTTGCTCTAAGAAATACAAACGGCGAATTGATAAGCGATATTCTTCCAAATACTGTCGCGACTTTTGTTATTCGTGAGAAAGAAGAAATTAAACAAAGAAGATTGATGAGAGAACAAGTAGAATTAATGAGTGGAATGAGAGCTTCTCAAAATCAAGCAACGATTTCACAATTAGGAAGAGGTTTATAAAAAATTAAAAAAATAAAATTATTTATAATTAAATTTATAAATAAAAACATGTCAGTGATTGCAAAAGAACGCGTAGAAATAACCCCATTGAATTTGCCAAGTGGTGGAGCTTACAGTTTTAAGAATGGCTTTCCGATCGTTCAATTCCAGATCCCCCAAGAACCTAAATATCTGGACTCTTCATCAGTGAGATTGAACGGGATTCTTCGTGTATGTCAACCAACAAGCACTGAAGCTGTTCCTGTGTTAACAGATAATGCAAATAACAAAGGATCTGGAGAATTTAATTCTTGTCTTTCGTCTCGTGTAGGAGTCGCTGGATGTATTGATCAAATTATCCTCTCTTCTATGACAAACCAAACACTGGAAAATACAAGAAGTTATGCTCGCTATTTATCCTCAGTACAATCAATAACACATAGCCAAGAAGATTTTGATACCAATGTACAGCTTTCATCTCTTACTTCATCACGACAAATGAATGGAAGTTTTATGGTTAACCAAGATACAAGTTTTGCTATCCCTCTTAGAACAGGTATGCTGTCGGGAACATCAGCTATTCCTATCGCTATGAACGGTATTAGAGGGCTCCAAGTAGAACTTCAACTGGCTCCTGATCAACAAGTATTGAGTGGATGGGTTGATAACACTGATACTTCTAAAAACGACAGTGCTACGGGCACAGGAGCATTCTATCAATTGAGAGACCTTACATTGAGCTACGATTTGTTGATTCCTGACTCGGATACTCAGGATAAACTCTCTATTCCATCTACAGGAACTCTCGAATATAACTCTGTATCTCAATTGTATTCTGTTATTAACTCTTCAGATCAAACTCAAACTTACAATTTGGGAACTGCTAGTACATTGAGTGTTTTCAATAACTTTATTCCTACAACACATATAAATTCTTATGCTCATGATGGATATTCGACTGGAAAATTGAAAAATATCTCAGCAGGTGTTTATTCAGTCGATGCACCAATTAAACGCGTGAGTTTCTTGAAAGCAGGTCAATTGTTTCCTATTGAAAATGAAATTGATGTTGAATCTGATGACCCAGTTTCTAGACCTCAATCTGAATTAGAACAAGCCTTTATTGGAAGTATTAAACCTCAACATTTACAAAATCATTCTCTAATGTCTTTGAATACAAACGATTCTCTATCTACCGCTACAAGTGCTTTGGATGGAAAAGATCTTATCCTCTCAGGAACTCCAGAACAACAATTTCAGTTGGCACAACGTGATCCAGTATTTGGCGTTGGTTGCAGTATGGATCCTTATCGTGTGGGCGTAGACTATTCAAGAGACACATATGCAGTAAGATTGGTTTCAGATCTGGACGGCGCAAGTCCAAATTCTATGTATACTTATATTCTTGCTAAGAATGTTCTCCAATATTCTCCATCGGGAATTACAATCGTTTCTTAAAAAAATAATTAAAATAAAATAAATTTATTTATAATTAAATTTATAAATAAAAACATGTCTTCTCTTCCAGATGCTCTTAAACTTACTCCAATGTCAACTGTGGACACTATGAACATAGAAACCAGCGTTTTAGATCCAATTACTATATCTCAAAGTCAAGCTAAATTTGTTCTTGAAAATAAAGGAATCCTCGATGTGGGTTCTACATTCACTTTTTCAGTTCACCCTGTGGTCGCTGGAGATGATAAGTGTTTTCTGCCTATAAAAACGGGGATACATGCGCTTATCCAAAGAGCAGTCCTAAAGGTAGGAACAAAAGTCTTAGCTCAGTCTGACGAGTATAGTTATTTCCAAACTATGAAAAGAGCACATAAGACCAATGAAGAAAAATCTCAAAAAGATTTTATTCTTGTTGGTTCTACAGACGTACTTCAACCCGATAACCAAGGCACTGGTTTTTATCAATTACAAGATGTTGATTATTCAGTTTCTGCTACAAGTACTATTGATGCATCGGTTCGTCTTAGAACTTCTACAACTGAATGTCCGGTTTTTTCTATTAAACTTTCTGAACTTTTCCCAATGATGAGATCAGTTCAACTTCCATTGTTTTTGATGAGTGAACCGGTCAGTGTAGAATTGACTTTTAGAAAACAAGTTAATAGCACAGCTACTTTAGGAACTATTGCTGTTTTTGAAAACGCTTATGCCGGTGACACGTCTATTACAGTTGTAACAGAAAATGTTAAATTCCTTGCTGATTATTTGACTTACACTGACGATCGTATGGAAGAAACTGCTAGAATTGTTAATAGTGAGGATGGTC